CCGACCAAAAACAGCGCCAAATAACCATTGGTGACGAGCGTTCTTTGTAAAAATAGGTGTCTTGGCCCAGCCGACTTTGGATAGAGCTCGACCGGGAAATGGAACATAATGATATTGAGGTGAGCCATTCACAAGGCATGGGACAAAATAACCAGAACAGAAAGTAGGCGACAATGAATTATAACAGTGCACTTTACAAACGGCCTTAAAACCTAAAAGCAAAAATATTTTTTGTATCTCTTCTTTAAGTTTGTCTCTGTCATAATCCGTGACTTCCCTCCCCAAGTCCACAAAGGTTAAATTGTCATCACCCAAAACTATCATATTAGCTCTTTTAGCACCTATCTTACTAAGGACGTACTCATGCAAAACCGCATTAACAAAAGAGTTTCCTACGGACGTATTAGCATCCCCTGATTTCCGAGTTCCATCGACACGGTATTCTATAACACTCTTCTTATCCTTCTTCCAACAACCTCTTGTTTTTAGTTGTGAAGAAAACAAACCCTCTATTGACTTATAAAGAACATCATTAGGGTCAACTACTCTTTTATAAAAAGATGTTTCCAATTTCAAAGCATCGCAATGGAAAGTTGCGTCGAACCTGCTAAAATCCGTCTCCAGTATAAAACAACTATTGTTGTTGTATTTAATTTTATTTTCACTATACCAGAGACCCATCTGTGAGGGTGTCAAACCACGCGAATAACAGACGTTATTGCAAACATTCCAAACTTGTGAAAGTTTGCCTGAAATAGGTTTAATAAGCATGCCCATCAACATAGCATACGCATCATCCCTATTAGAAATAGCTCTAGGTTCGCGCTTTGGCTTGGCTAATAAGAATTCACTTTTAACAAACATATCAACTCCGCCATGGATCTTCCTTATATTCTTGTTGACTCTACCTAAACTGCGCCCATTAGAAGCTGAAAACTCAGAGGTGGCTTTAAGTAACCACGGTAAGTTTTTCCGATTCTCAGGTGTGTCGTAGCGCTTCTTTTGTCTAGATAAAAGAGTTTCCAACCAAGAATCAAGTTCCCAACTGTTTACCAAAAATTCGGGGCAAGTTTGGATTAAGGGTGTTGTGACTCCAGTGCGGACTCGTTGGACTCTGTCTAATAAGTCCTGCCAAGTCTTGGAGCAAACTTGAGGGGTTTGCAACAGCACTCTGTTAAGAATAGCACATTTAGCATTATCTGGGCTATTGGCATCACAAGCTGGAATGTTCGTCGTAATAGGACCACAAGCAAAAGCACCAAGATTCTCCTTATAGTCCAAATTACTCACTTTCTCCAACTCCTTATATCCAGTATTACCTCCTTGTTTTGATGGTCTGATAGGAATAGAATCCTTGACTCTGCGTGATAGCATGTAAAAATATTCATACTTACAGACATAGTTTTTGACCAATGACTCCTTAACAAGCCCTCTATGTTTGACAATATAGACAATGATAGGAGCAGTCGCGGATACAGATAAGAGTGTAACATATAACCATCTTGATTTCCTCGTTATGTAGACTAGAATGATTAAGACGAACAATAGAACGCCCCACTCTAGTGGATCACCGTTGTCTAAGGTCTCAAAAAAAATCAACCAAGAACAACAATAGTAAACAGTCGCAACAAATACGTAAGATAAATTACGC